GATGAATACGTTCTTCTTCCCGTCTTCACGGGCTTCAGTGATGCATCTCAGATCTTCGATGACTTCTGTAATTAGCTTCATGTCTTTACCTTACGAGTAGTAATCTGAAGTAGTGCCGAGCTTCTGCAGTTCGAGAATGCAGTATGCATTCGATGAGCCTACGAAGTTGACTACAAGGTTAGCAGCTGGGTTAACGTTCAGCGGAATACCACAACCTGCATAGTCCTTCTGACCCGTCGAATCATACACAGCAACGAGAGTTGAACCACGAAGCACTTGAATCGATCCGGTGCCATCTGATCCCCACACTGCCTGTGTGATGTAAGCTCCTGACATAACTTCGTTGCCAGTAGCGATACATGTCGATGTACCGGCAACATTAGTTGTTGTGCTGTTACCAGAGACAACCACGTTGCCGCTGTTTGCAGCCGAAACATGAATGACAAAAGAGGTGTTTTTTCTGTTAGAAATAGTTACAGCCATTATTCACCTCTGTTCTGAATAGCGAAGTCCAACATCTGCTCTACACCTTCAGGTGTTTCGCACGCTGTCATGAACTTTCTTTGGTTGTCTTCGTTCAGCTTTGAGAACACATCAAGAAGAGTGCGCTTATGTGTCTCAGCTAGGTCGCCGAGGTTTGCAAGAAGTCTTTCTTCCTTGTTGAGTGGCTTGCCACCGCGTTCTGCAGAAAGCTTAGCAGCGATCGCCATTACACGACGCTTTTCTTTCGACTTGCCTTTGAACTGAGGAGCGTCTGACTTTTGGAAATCCTTGATGTAGGTTCCCATCGATGCATTAGGTGCAATCTTTTCTTCCAGATCTACTTCTTCTCTAGCCAACTTATCGATAGCTAGACCAAGACCGGCATGACGCTTGTCAGCTCTACGGTTGTGCATACGTTCTCTTGCAGATGGCTTAGCACCAATAGCGCGAGCACCCATTTCTCTACCAGCAACTGTATCTGAACGGCTCATCTGATCCTTGGCATTTTGAGCATATGATCTTAGTGTTGCCTTCGACAACTCATCGATCTGTTCTGATTCTTCACGAACTGCTGCCTTTACCTTTGGTTCTGGTGTACCATACTTGGCATCGCCCCAACGCTTCTTAAGAGCTAGGTTACGACCAGCTTCACGCTTTGGATCATCCTTGGTTTTGTTGATATAGCGTGAGAGCGTTCCACCGAGCTTATGATCTAGTTCGTCGATCTGCTCGGCTTCTTCAGTCTTCAGGCTTTCACCGCGCTTTACGAGTTGCTTACCAGAAGCTTGTGCACCAGCTGCTCTCTTACGAAGAGTCTTAGTGTCCTTCTGATCCTTCGACCAGTCTCCACCACCCATCTTCATCTTGTCGACGATAGCATTACCTTGAGCGCGAGCCTTCTTACGATAACTCTGTAGAGTTGGAGTCGATAGCTCATCGATCTGCTCAGCTTCTTCAGCGACTTTCTTCTTCTTACGAAGAAGTTTGAAATCTTGAGCATCGACCTTGCCATTGTGATTGGCATCGATCTTGTGCTGATTGCCCTTTAGCTCTTCGTATACTTCTTCGTCTTCGCCTGGATTATAGCCGTGACGTTCTTTCTTACGATCTGCTAACTTGACCTTCGAGCCTTTGAAAAGCTCGTCGTCGTTGCCGTTGCGGTCAGCAACCTTTGCAATCGCGTGCTTGTCGATGAACTTCTGCTCGTCAGGGTTCTTGACGACCATCGGCCCAAGCTGTCTTTCGTTTAAGAAATCTTTAAGCGTCTTCGCCATCGTCGTCTTCTTCCTCTGTGTCTAGGTCGTCCAGATCGTAATCGTCCAGATCGAAATCTTCGTCGTCGAACTCGTCGTCATCGATGTCAAAGTCTACGTCGTCTTCGAATCCATCTTCGTCGTCGTAGTCCTCGTCTTCATCTTCTTCTGGCTCTGCGAACATCTGCTGCGCGTAAGCGATCTTCTCGTCTTCGAGTCTTGCTGCAATCTTCTGACCCATCAGATCGTCGAAGACTGTAGCAAAACGAGTTGGCTGCTGCTCTACGGCTGCACCGATCAGTTCGTCAATATCCATATAGATTCTCCAAAAGTCTTTTTATTATTTATAATGTGTCTTACTTTCCTACCAAGTCTGGCACGTTTGGCAGAGAAGTGGATTTATGTTTAGCTGGAGGTGAAGGAGGTGTACCAGCATCGTCTACTGGCGGTGCTTCTGCTCCAGGAATCGGTTGTCCGTCCGGTCCAACCGCTGGTTCTGCATACTGCGGATTGTCTTGTTCTTCAGCGATCTGCTCGTCGATTTCCTTCATGTCCTCTTCTGTCTGATAGAGAACGTTACGACGAATCCATTCATGTGAGTAGTACTTGCCTGCATAGTCATCGATATCACGAAGCATCGAGATACGATCGCGAAGAATCTCAGTATTCTTCAACTCGGCAAAGTGGTTGTCTTCTGAGTACTCGTACTTGAAGTTCGACTTAAACTCTGCCCAATCTTCTGAGGTAATGATACCCTTGAGGATCAGTTGCTTTTCAAGGATCTTGCTGAAGAGCTCAGAGAAACGAGCACGTAGACGAGTGATGAACTTCGCGAACTTAACTTCGTCGCGAGTGATCTCGGTAGCACGACCAAAGTTGAAAGCCTGTTCAGGATCGAGTCTCGAGATAGGAACGTTCAGAGCTTTGTACAGCTTACGTTGGAAGTATACGACGTCGTCCATCTGACCAAGGTTCTGGCCACCTGGCAGAGTGGTGATTTCTGTTCCCTTACCGCCTTCACGACGTGGTAGCCAGAAATCTTCAAGCATCGTCATGTGCTTGCGATCGTCTCTGATCTCGCCTGTACCGGCATCGTAGACTACCTTATTCTTGAAGCGAGTCATGATATCACGGAGATACTGCTCGGCTTTCATCTTCGGTAGGTTACCAACGTCGATGTAGAAGATACGACGCTCAGGTGCACGTGAGATACGATAGATGACCAACGAGTCTTCCATCGCTTTTAACTGGTTCAGAGGCTTGATAGCCTTCTGAAGGTAACCAAGAACCATATCACCCTTAACGTTGACGATGCCTGAAGCAACGTTTACGATCGAGTCGACTGCGATCTTGATACCTTGTGTTGTGGGATCTTGATAGTTAGGCTGAGTCGGTACTTTACCGAAGCCGTTCTCGTTGTAGATGTAGAACTCTTCTCCCTTGGCAGGAACGATGACGTTCGAGTCTTTCGAGACTTTTCTTTTCTTCTGAGTCTTGATCTTACGAATCTTACGAGGATCGACGTAGCGAAGTTCTTTGATACCTTCTTGAGGCTTCTTCTCGTCGATCATGACATGGTAGAAAAGACGACCGTCTACATACCACTTCTTAAAGATCTCGTATGCATGCTGATTGAACTCAAGGAGTTCGAGTACTGTATCGAACTCCTCGAGGATCAACTTTTTGATTCGTTCTGGTTGTTCAAGATCGTCGAGGTTAAGAGAGACTACCTCTTTCTTTGGATCAAGGACTACAGCTTCGTTGAGGATATCATCGAGAGCAAGCTCGATGTCTGGATGCTGAGCCATCTCGCGGTACTTGCTGACGAGTTCTGACTCGGTGCGAATAGCACCTTCCATATCAACGTATTGGCCGTACGCTCCACCTTCGGCAAGAACAAGTGATCCCTCATCGTCCGGTTTAGGAACAAACGAAGGGAGTTCTTTTTCCTCTTGCTTTCTCTTGATTTCAAAACCAAATAACTCGGCCATGTGATCTCCAATTTAACTAACAAAAAAAGTAAGGGGAATGGTTACCCCTTACTTATTAATCACCGCCGGCGTCGCCTGTTACACTGTTACCAATTGTCCAGTAGTCGTACTGGAAGGTAACCTGGAACAGTTCGATCTGGTCAGTTGTGGACCAGTCAAGTTCAATCGGGCTGATGTTGCTTGGGAAGATACCGTTGAACTCGTATGTACGCAGCTTCGAACCGTCTTTACCAAACTGAGTTACCTGAGCTTGTGACTTGTAACGGTTGATCTCTCTGACGTTACGTTGTAGACGGTTGATCGCGTTCGACCATTCTTCCATGGCGTTACGGATCAGGAAGTCTTCGTCGTTGATGATCGTGACTGTCCATTCGGCGAACGTTCTGTCACCAGCTAACTTCATCTGACGGCCAAAGTAATAGACTGGAATGACTCCGAGGTCAGAGCCAGGCAGCTGAGCTGCCTGACACATGAACCGAGTCTTCGCGTCGCCAGCTCCGTTTGCAGGGTTGTTGATCTGCACTTGGAACAGGTTTTGTCTTGCACCGCCGTAAGTTAGTTGGCTTCTCATTTCATTGATATTAAAAGCCATTTACTTTCCTCCTAGGTTTGTCTTTATTTATTAGAACTGGCCAGCGATTTCATTGAATTCGACACCAGATCTTACGGCAACGAAGTTCAGCTGGATGAAGTTGATCGACTTAGCAGGCTTGATGTAGATGTCTCCAACAAAGCGGTTGCTATCGATTACTTCAGCAGTGTTGTTCGTTTCATCGCAAACCACGCGGAAGTCGTAGATACCGCGGCGACCTTGAACGTCGCGTAGGTAAGGTTCTACGAGGTTTCTGAACTGAGCTCTTGTGAACTCATCGTTGAACTCAAACAGTGCCGAGTTTGAAGCAGTGGCGATCGCCTTTTCAAGGACGATGAACAGGCGACGTACGTTGATACGATCGAATGCGCTTGAACGTCCAAGGAGTGTCTTGTCTCCGTAAAGCACTGTGCCTTGACCTGGGAACGTAACGACTGGGTTGACATCGTTCTTGTACAGAAGATCTCTTTCAGTCTTGTTCGGGCTGAAGGCAAGCTTTACAAGGTTCTTGATCTGACCACGTGTGAAGCCAGCTGGCGAGAACCAAGGATCTCTTACGCTATCGCTACGAGCTGTGATACCAGCGATATCGCCGTTTAGCGGGATATAACGGTATACATCAGCGTACTTGTCGTACTGGTACTTGTAACCAGAATCGAGGAATGCATAAGAAGTGTTATGTAGAGCGTTTCTGAAGTCTACAATGTTCTGAGCTTGGACACCTTCAAGACCGATACCTACGACGTCTGACTTAGCAGGCGAGATGAACGCAACGCAATCCTTACGAACTTCGACAACGTTATCGATCAGGTAGTTGGCTAGTTGAACATCATTTGTTCCGATTGCCTTACCTTGTAGAACCAGAGAAAGGTCTACAGTGCTTGCATCAGCGAACAGATCGTAAGCTGCACCAAGAGCTGTCATCGAAACTGTTGTTTCTGATGCTCCGTCTGCACCACGTACGAACGACTTGCTGTAAGTAGTTGTGTTTGTAGAATCGCTGAGATCTCCAAGAACAGCTGATGCTGCACCTGAACGATCGTTTGTCGCCCAAACCCAACGTGAGAAGTCGTTGATGATCGTCTTGTAGTAGTTCGTTGTACCGTCGTCCTTCTTGGCGTCTGTGGCGCGTGAAAGGTTTTGGTAAATTTCAAGAACTTGACCTGGTGTACCCGAGATCAGACCGTCTTCGTCTACAACTACGACTGAAACTTCGTCTGTGACTGCACGACCAGCTGCAGACATTGCAGATGATGTACCAGGAGCAGACTCAACAACGTTGAAGTATTCCCACTTACGTGTCAGTGCAGTCGAGCTAGCATTGGCTGACTTGTTCCACGTTGTGTCGAAACCGATGTTGAAGTAGATGTTTGTACCGTCGTCGAGCTGTGAACCCTTTGAAGTTACCTTCATGTTCTGCTTGCCGATGGTAGTGTTACCAACTTCAACGTAGTCGCCTACTGAAAGCTTGTTACGAAGTTCGGTAACAGCCGCACGTGCTTGTGTCAGCGTCAGACCAAGGTCTGTAGCTGATTGCTTAGTGATATAGTTCACTGAGTTAGCTGCACCGTTCGAGATCGAAACCGCTGAACCGCCTGAAGTAAGCGACAGCGAAAGACCAGTCGTGTTAGCACTGATTACGTAGTAAGTAGTACCTTCTGAGAGACCTTGGATGCTGTTGGCTGAAGATGCTGCACCCTTTGCAAACCATACTGCATCACCGTTTGTGAACAGCGTGTTAGCAGTAGCAAGAGAGATGAAGTTTGCAGATACGTTGTTCGAACCAAGTGTACGAGCAGTAGCAGAAGCAGCCACACGATCGGCGAAGTCGTCTCCTGACCATACGAACACTACGTTAGCTGTATTGCTTCCTACTGCGATCGACATGGTTGCCGATGTAAGGTCTGCCAGAGCATAAGTGTTAGCGGTCGTTGCACCCCATGTGGTGTTTGTTTCAAAAGTAACTGTTTCGCTGTACTGTTCTGCGCTGTCGCACATCGAGACCTTCAGCGAGTTACCAAGTGCACCGGGATAACGAGCGATAAACTCTGTACCATTGAATGCAGTGTTGGTTGCAGTCATGTTTTCGAACTGCTCTGTGTTCTTCACGATCAGGGCGAGGCTGTTTGCAGTTGAAGTATCACCAGCATAAGCAGAAAGAGTTACGTTGTTTGAAACGAACGTAAGCGACGCGTCGGTGCTGGTTGTAGCTGCACGTGATAGAATAACCGTGTTGGTAGAAGCGTTAGCTGATACAACAAAAGTTCCATCAGGAATGCCGTCACCGATAACGAGGTGACCAGCTGCGACTCCAGTTGCATTCGATGCCAGAACAACAGTAGTGTTGCTGTTCAGGTTAGCAGAAGCTGAAGTGTTTGAGAACGCAGCGGTCGTTGTACCGGCGCGCGAAACATACAGGGCGTTTCCATAAGAAAGGAAGTTAGCTGCTGTGAAGAAGGTTTCGTAGTTATCGGCTGTCGGCTTACCGAAGCGATTTACGAGTGTATTTTCTGAATCGACAAGAACGAACTTACCGATCGGACCCCAACGAAACACACCACCGATCCCGCCAACTGTAGTAGCGAGAGCTGGTACGGAAGTTGTAAGATCAATTTCGGAAACGTTGATTCCCGGGCTGACTTGAAACGCCATTGTTATCTCCCTTTTGAAGGTTATTCATATAAGATAGGTTTTTGTTTATTTATAACTTCAGCAATTCAGGAGATCTATCGACGAAGAAGCTTGGCCTTCTTACGCCCAATCGTTCCCTAGCATCTTGTAAGTTCTCTGATAATAATTTATCATAGTCCTCGGCGAGTAGAAACTTTGCCTTCTTACCATTCTTGTAGGCTTCGTATGCCATTCTTAATCTTGTAAGAGTGAAGTCCCTTTCTCGAAATGGTCGGCCGAGGTCGAACAAAATAGTAAGAGCTATAATTAGCCAACTCAGCGATCTCGTTTGTGCGAACGAGAACATAGCAAGGCACATCTCTCCATCGATAGTCGTAGGGTAACCAGTTAATACGTGCCAAAAATCATGAGTATCACGATATCTTCGAGCCATCCAACTATATGGATGCTCAGCATCTATCCATTTATCATTAGCTTGTCTTCGACTAATCTTTACTACTTTCAACTGTGCTTGTTTAAACTTTTCGTATGAAATATGACCGACCGAACCAACAGGTCGATCTTTGAGTGTGGGAATATAGTGTAAAATCTCCTCGCTCTTAAATGCCATTTGACCGCCAATACGAGTCTCAAGCATCTTCTTGTAAGTATACTTAAGAGAAGGTCCACTGCCATGTCTAACGATCTGAGAAAGAAATATCAAAGCGTTAGTAGGGTGATACAGAGTATGTTTCAGAGCTTTGAATAGTCTCTTAAGATCTAATCTATATTCGTCTTTCATATCAAAAGTTTCCTTCAAAGAATCCTCTCTTACGATCCGCCCAGAACTCGTCCTTCTGGCCTCCATCGAACAGCGGTTCGTTGACCTCATCATCGTATGCATCGTCTCCAGTGCTCATCAGACCGAAAGGCAGCATAGCTTGCTCGAGCATCTTCTCGTTCTGCTCGTAGATCTGCATACGAATGTCAAGGTTCGTGATCTCTTTCAAGTATGGCTGAGTCGTCAGCCATGCAAATAGAACACAGCACATGGCCATGTCGTCGTTACCTTCTTCGGCTTCGTATGACTGGTTACCTTTGAGACTGTTCTTCAGAGAGAATCGATACAGCTCATAGATGGTATCGTAGTCGACGATGATAAACTTATCAGATTCCACCAAAGTCTTGAGAGTAGCGCAACCGATTCTCTTCACCTGCTTGGTAGTCTTGACACCGTAGTGAGTCGTGGTAGCAAAGCCACCTGACAGACTCTGTCCAGTACGACCGTTGTTAGCAGTCACCAGAACTCCGTCGTACTCAAGATCGTAGTGAAGGATATCTGCTACCTGTTGACCGATGTCGTTTGTTTCGACAAGAACCAAGGCGTTGTTGTACTTGATCGCTGCACCGTAGATGATGTTCGGGTACACCATCGGAGAGATCAAGTTGTTTCGATACGTGGCCACCTGTCGATACGGCATCGTAGATACGTTGACGACAATGAAGGCAGAGTAGTCGGCTCCTGCTCCTCGAGAAGTATCGACAACGATAGCATAAATGGTATCAGGTTCTGGTTCCTCGTACACCTTCAACCCACCCACATCCTGTGCGATAGGTTGCTTGTAGACCATGTTACGAAGCTTGCTCGGATGGATCAGTGTGTTCGATGAACCAAGGAACTCGCACTCGTATTCCTGTCTGAACTGTTCTTCAGAGGTGTTCGAGATCGTTTCTTCTTTCCAAGCCTCGTCACGGCCAGGAATTTGTGACC